GCCATTGGGTTTTGCAGGTTGGGAATGGGCAGATGTGGTTATCCATGGCGGTTACCCATCCATGATCCGAGGGCCATCATGAGGACACTGTGGCTGATGAAGTAGATGAACTCAATCATTCGTGCCTGCCTGCATGTTTTCAAGTAGTGCGAGGGCTTGGTTGCAGTTCGCTAGGGCTTGCTCTGCGATGGCTCGCCAACGGTCACGGTCTGCGATGAGGGTTTCAATGGCTTTTTGTAGTTCGTCCATTAGAACGGTTCCTCTTCGCCTAGGTCTGCCATGTCATCCTCGTGTGTTGCGATGATTGGGTCAGGTGTTCCGCGTGGGGGCCAGAACGCTTTGTCTCCGTTTACGTCTTTAAACCAAGGCCGTTTAGTACCGGCGACTTTGTCACGGTTGTCCCATACTTGGGTGACGCCCGCTTGCACTGCTTCGAGCACTAGCCAGTCTGGGATGTCGCCGTATTGGTTGCCTTTGATGGTGACACCGTTAGCGGTTGCCATTGGTGATGGTTTCGGCGCTGATGGTAGGAAGCCTTTGCCTTTTGAGCTGCGGACTTCTTGTGCGCTTATTGGGGAGCGCTGCACCTTGCTCATTTCTTCACGAGATGGACGCTTGTTGACATCGGTGCCCGCCATGCCTGCATTTGCGAGAGCACGGCCCACAGCGGACGTCTCGCAGTTCTCAACGTGGCTAGTTCTGTTTACATTGCCAGCGCCACGAACCTCTTCTGCGTAGCCCGTAGCAATGCAAACGTCCTCAAGCCATAGTTCTGCACGGATCACACAGATGTCTGCACCGGGCTGGGAAACCATGTGGGTGATGGTGCGCCCGTTCGGGTGTTGCTCCAGCCAGCGTGAGTGTCGTACTGCTACTGGTTCGTAGTCGTCAAGATTAAAGCCCATTAGCAGCTTCTTTCTTTGCGAGGCGCTTTGCCTTGGCTTCGGCCTTTTTGCGGGTCTTGGTCAGTTCCATCATTGCCATGCCCAAGTCAACGGCGAGCCAATGACGCAATGTTTCTGTGGTGTTTTTGTGCCCGTGGTTTTGTTGCCATAGTTTCACGGCTTCAAATTCGTCTGGGGTTAGCCGTAGGGCTACTGCGTGTGGTTTCTGAATCATCATTCTCCTTGATGTTTGTTTATTTGCCTGACGATACTCGCCAGTTTGATGCGCCCTTACCGTCGGCCCATAGGACACGAGCCACTTTCAGGTTGCAGGATGGGTCTGTCAGGCTTTTAATGACCTGACGCGCTGGGCGTTTACACGTCCGAGCAGTAAGCGTACGCCATGACGAATTGATTTGAAGAAGCCCGGAGTCTCGTGATCCGTCACCGTTAAAACCGCTGACTGATTTCGGATTGCAGCGGGATTCTCGCCACATGATGTGGTCGAAGACCTCCACGGGTAGCCCGTGTTTACGGAGCATGGTGTGCCACTGTGGACACTTCCACGCGGGTGCAGCTGATGCTGGTGATGAAATGGATAAGAAAATGAGTGCGAAGCACAGGAGTACACGTTTCAATCTTCTCTGCTTTGTTTGGTGAATAGGACAGGCTCAATGAGCCACAGGTCAGGGTCGGCCTGATTCCAGTCGTACGGCGGTTCTTTGTATTCGCCTTCTATGTCGCAGGCGCTCCACATGCCGTACAGCAGAGCGCCAAAGAATAACCCTAGAGGTAAACCGATGAAGTATCCCATCACAGTGCCTTGCGTCCTGCTTCTGTAATGGCACAGACACGCATCAGGGAGCCTTGTGAGCCGATGCGCGTCTCGCCTGTTGGGATTATGTACCCAGCGGTGCGGAGGTCGCTGCAGCGCTTCCAGTAGCCCGACTTGATTAGCCCGGCAAACAATGCAGCTTCTTCATCGGTGAGGCCGTCTCGGTGGGCGTACTCAGCGAGTAAACGCAGGGCTTGGGTTTGCCTGCGGGGCTTGACATCTTGAGCGCCTTGCGCGGATGTCTCTGGGTCTGTGTTTCGGAACAGTGGTAGTTCATCCCACATTGTTGTCTCCTTTGTTCGGGGCGCTTGGTCGCCCGTGTAAACATTCTGCCTGATGTGTAAACACGAGTCAAGCATTGTGGGGGGCAGGGAGGGTGGCGATGAGGGAAACAACACGAAACCCCATGGAGAACACGCCAACCCTCCCCTAGCGACTGGCGGTACCAAGCGCCAGCCACGTTCTTATGGCTTAGGGAGCGCCCGCCATGCAGCCTCGAAGGCTTCGGGTGATTCCCAATCGTTTGAGATTTCAACATGGAGCCATGTTCCACCGGGTGTGCCTGCGTTGTCGGTTGCTGTAAACACCTTGACGCCTTTAGCGCCGACACCACGGGAGCAACGGTAGCCACGGCCCCATTTGCCGTACGCGTAGTCGTGTACTTCGCAGATCCGCAGCTCTTCGGTGTACTTCATGAACCAGTCCCACGCTTGCACCGCTTTGGCGCGAGCCTCTTTGCCTGTGCCGTAGCCGATGTCAACAGCCCAGCCTGTTGCGTGGACGGAAAGGTTGTTACTGCCTCGCATTTGACGGTTGGCGTAAATACCAAGGTTGGAAAAGCCCCAACGGCGCTTGCATAAGTCCATCAGTTTCTCGGTGACGGGCGATGCTTTCTTGCCGTCCCAAGCGGGATAGAACGGATATTTGCGAGCCATTACAACGTCACCTGCATCACTGTGATGGTGTGAGTACCTGTCGCCGTAACAGCCCAGATTTCATCGTTGGCGTCTAACTCAATCTGCAGGTCGGCAGCGGTCTTAGCCACAAAGAAACCAGTGGTAGTGCTTACCGCGTTAGTTGGCGCAATGTAAAAGTCCTCATTGCTACTGCAATTAATCCACACGTTTCGTGGCACCTCAGCAGTAGCGACAACTTTTACGGGGGTACTGCTCACGGTGTATTGGGCGGTGGAGACAATCACTTTTTGCCCCCAAGCGCTGAGTCAAGTTCTTCTTTTGTGAGTACGCCGTCCTCGTAGTAGGCGCGAAGCACCTTTTCAAGTACATGCGCTGTGGCCATGAAGCCTGCCATTCCTGCAGCCTTAGCGAGGTCTACGCCAAGGATTGCACCGCCGGCGAGGGCTGAGAGTGCTGAGGTGCCAAATACTGCAAGTATGCGGGCAATAACGGTTGTGATTTTCATTCGGTGTCCTTTGTGAAGATGGCGATTGCCATGTGGATTGCTAGGGCGACTGCTGTGCCCCAGATTGCTGCGCTGCGGGTTGAACCGCCGAGCGTGATGATCACATACCAAGACCCGAGGAGGGTGAGTGGTAGTGCTTTGAGTTCGTCTTTCATTTTTTCTTCCTTGTCGGAGGGGCAAATGCTGTGGTGACGGCGCTGATGACTAGGACGGTTTGTGCTTGTTGTGGTGTGGCTCCGGGTGCTAGTTCTGCGCCGATGACTGCAGCTGCTTGTTGTATGCGTGGGTCTGTTGGTGGGGCGATTGTGCTGGTTGTTGTTGTTTCGGGGACTGTGGTTGTGGTGGCTTCAAGGGTGGTGGTGGTTTCAACTGGTGGCTCGGTGGTGGTGGTTGGTGGGAGCGTTGTTGTTGTCGTAGTGGTTGTAGTGGTCGTTGTTGTTGTTGTGGGCAACTCTGTCGTGGTGGTTGCAGGTTCTGTTGTGGTTGTCGCCGGCTCTGTGGTTGTCGTGGCGACTTCGGTGGTGGTGGTGGCTGGGAGCGTGGTCGTGGTGGTTGGTGCCGTGAGGCCGTATGACCAGACGTATTGGATGCCGGGGTCGCCGTTACGCCATGCTTCGCAGTCTGCCCATGTTGGCCATAGGCCAGCGTCTGCGTGGGCTTGGGGTTGTGTCATGTTCCATCGGGTTTCTGCGGTGACGCAGGTAAACACGCGTCCTGTTGCGTCTGCGTAAACCCGTGAGCCGATGAGGGCGCTAAGAATTGTCGCTAGTGGAATTAGATATCGGCGCATTTGAAACGCGGAAAGCTTGAGCACAAAACTCTTCATACTCTGCCGTCTCTTGGTCGGTCATTTCGCGGATTTCGTCATCAATTTGAATTAATGGGTTACTCATAATTTCCTAATCGTTGTAGCCGTAAACAGACACACTGCCAGCGGTCAAAGTGCCCGCAGCAAGTCGAAGAGTAAAGCCTGTGGATGCTGCAGCGTTTGAGTCGTAGCCTGCAACAATGTTTGTAAACGTGGAACTGCTCGTCAAGCATGTGGCGGTTGTTGCAGCGACCAAGTTAGGACGATAAAGGTCTATTGAACCGCTAAAAGCGGTACCCATAATTCCCAGCCAAAAGCCCGTGTCTACAATTTGCGCGTCGGCGTTAGCCCCAGACGACATATAACGACCATTGCTTGTGTAGGTGCTACCTGTAGAGCCGTTAATTTGGAAAAATGCTGAGTTGCCAGCGGTGCCACCGATGTTGTCAAAAACGACACGATAGTTTCGGTAGTCAGACGAAAAGACGCTAGTCACGGTGAACGATGTGCCACCCGCAGCGACCGCTTGTGTCTTAATAAGCCACATGCCTACAGCGTTCATCTGTGCAGCGGTCAGGACTTCGCCCGAAGTAAATGATGGTGGAGTTGCCATAGTTTCCTATCCTAAAAGGTCTGTTCCATTGAGTGTGGACTGGTTAAGAATAAACACCGCAGCCCAACGCGCCGAACCCTCAAACGTGGTACGCCACTCACCCGGCACAACCGAATGGGTCACCCGCTGAATCAACATTGGAGTTGTGATCGAATTGCCCGTAGGCGGGGAAACCACAAGCGTGATGCGATCGTTCAACTCACGGTCTAACGCGTTGCTCCAATCCGCAGACGGAGACAACACCACCTCAAACGGATCAGCCTTAGGGTAAACCTGACCGCCCCAACCCGTCACAATGTTCCCGATGTCGGTGGCGTCAGCAAGGGTAGACACCTGCGTATCAATGGACTCTTGAGCTGCACCGTAGGCCGTGACAGACGTGGTGTTTTTGCCGATGTAAACACCGCCACCGCTCATTGTGATATTGGCTTCGTTACGCATTGAATCGCCGTCATACGCAATTGAGACATCTTGACCGATGCTGTAGCCACCCGTTCCGTAAGTGCCCTGCGAAACGATGGAGCGGGACTGTGTGCGGATTTGGTTCTGGTAGTACAACGTCACCACACCAAAGCGGTCAACGAAAAGCGGAGCGAATTCGGAGTCGGCAACCTTTTGCAACTCGCCCGCAAGTTTTGGCGCATCGTCAGTGATGTCCAACACGGAAGACGCAGGCGCAGATGGCCCACTAGTGAGCGATGCAGGAAACTGGGTTTCAGCGATGAGGCGTGTAAACCTCGCAGCGGTTGTCTCGGGAAGGTTCACCGTGGAGTACTTGTAAATGTCTTGCAGGACTGCCTGCGTTTGCACACCGTCCCAAACCACCAGCTGCTGTACGGATCCGTAACCGATGTTTACAGTCTCAGGGAAAGCCACATAAATGTTGGCGCTGTCCGCGTTCGTTGTCGCCACGACAAGACCGTCAATGTAAAGGACAATTGCACGGGTTGAGTTGTTGTAAGAGAACGAGAACATGCGAGCCATGCCCGCATCCCAGCCCGCAATGTTGGTGCTAGCCACACGAGAGTTAGAGAAACTACCCTCGCCCACTTCGACATAGAACTTGCCCGTGGTCGTGTTAAACCCGAACCAGTAGAACATGTTGCCGTAATTGCCACGGACAAAATGAGTACCCGCCGAAAGGCTTGCGTCCGAGATAGCCCAGCAGGACACGGTGAAACTAGCCGAGGCGTTTACAGTCGTACCCTCCGCCGATGTTGCAGCCTCGCCACCTGTGCCAGTAATGCAACGGTTAACGAGACCGACAGCCAACTGGTCACCGTTTGAAGCAGCTGTAGTTGTCGCCATGTTCAACGGCACAGAACCCAAGTCGGTGAGCGTCTGGTTAGACGTATAGGGCCCGACAGGATCATCGCAGGGGTAGTAATGCCGTGGGCTTGTGGAAAGAATGTAGTTACGGCTCCAGTCGGCAGGGAGCGTCTCAGAGGCCAACAATCCAAGCGCATCCATGCAAGACAGCGTCACAGTTGAGTCCTTGCCTGCGTCCGTCCACGTTGGAGGCCATCCGTTTACATAGCCACGAAACACCGGGTACGAGGTAGCGCCATAGGTTGCTGTGATGCGTATCTGACGGCGTGGGAGAAGTTTGCCGTAGTAGGTGCCTGATGTGTAGAACGGGTCGAATGTGCGGGCGCGGTTGTCAAGCGTTACTGAGGCGTAGCCGAAGAAGTCGCCCCAATCGTCTGAGCGTCCGCGGTCAATGTCCATACCACGAACGAACGAGGTGACGTCCGTCCATGTGGGCGATGCAACATAAGGGCCGTCATCAAACGCAATTTCAACTTTCGGCGTGGGGTATGGCATTAACGGCCCCTACGAAGATAAGCATCAAGGACATCACTGACTGATTTGCCGATAGCAGCAGGGTCACCTACGCCAGTGTTTACATTGACAATCACGCCACGGTTATTTGTTGTTGCCATAGTGGGCCCGACATTGGCCATATCGAAGCCACGGAAAGAACCCGGCGACGTGCCACCCATTGGTTGCTCGTTGTTGCCACGAACATCGCTGATGACCTTGGGAAGCAGGTATTGGGCACCGAATAAACCAGCCACAAGTTTTGCTCCGACACCTTTGATGCCGTTCATCTTTTCGGCAGCGTCATACAACTTGTTTACAGCGGTCGCCACGGCGACAATTGCAGCTGCGAGAAGAACATAAGGGTTAACGGCCATGGCAGCGTTCAGTGCCAGCGTTGCAGCCGTGATGCCACCAATGGCAAGCGCAATGTTCTTAAACGTCTCAGGGTTTTCGCTTGCCCAATCTGAGAAACTTTGAAGCACAGGAAGCGTTGCTTCAAGTGCAGGGAGCAGGGCCTCGCCCACTGACTCCTTGGTTTCGTCCATGGCAACACTGAGGCGCTGCATCTTGCCCGCGGTTGTGTCCGCTGCTGCTGCAGCTTCACCGCCGAACTTGTCGGACAGTTTCGCCATGACCTGTTCAAGGGTTGCGCCGTCCTTGATCATCTTCTTGAACTCAGGGGCAATCTTGGTGATGGCGTTGAGGTTGCCACCGTAAGCACGTTCAAGCGCCTTAGTCACAGTGGCTAGTGACATGCCTTTAGCGCGGGCAATGTCCATCGCAAGCGAGGTGGCTTTTTGAGCCTTGCCAATGTCCTTAGTTACACGAGCAAGCCCAGCAAGCGCAGGACGCAACTCATCGTCAGTAATGCCAAGCAAACGGCCTTGGGTTTCAATCCAATCCTCGTTAGCTGCAATCTGGGCGTCCGTGGCCTTGGTCGAGCGTTGCAACTGGCGAGCCAATGCCTGCTGTGCTGCTTGGTCATCCATCGCCGCCTTAGTCGCGTCAAACAAACCAGCGGTCACCGTGGCAAGTGCAGCAGCTGCAGGAATCGCCGCTTTCTTCAATGCAAACTGAGCCTTCTGGCCTGTGGTCTCAAGTTGCTTGAACTGCTTGATTGCTTGCTTAATGCCCTTGGAGTTGAACTCCGTAACAATCGGGATGCGAATAGCCATTAGATGCCCTTCTGAACTTTCCGCATAACTTCGCGGATGAGAATGTCAACACGGCGCTCGACTTCTTCCTTGTGCTTGAGGTATGCCTTCCACAAAAAGCGACCGGGTGATCCGTACTTACGATTAAGTGAGTCAACCATCTGGCGACCTTTAACGGTTGGCACAGGCCCACGGCCCGACATCTCGTTTACAAGCGCAGCGGATGAATTCCAGCGAATACCAAAAACAGCAAGGTCAGACGTGTAAGCGCCGTACTGGCGAGGCTTCTTACCCGAAACAAACGCTTTCATTGTGCGGTCAGACTTGCCGTCATTCCAAGGGAAAACATCGCCACGGTTACCGGGATTCCAACGGTGAGCCATACCCGACAACGGGGGCTGTGTAGGCGTCAACTGGCGGGCCTCAGTAATCACAGTTTCTACGATGCCTGCGTAATCCTTGGTCACTTGACGGCGGGCAACTTTGTCAATTTTGTTGAGTTCGCGCAGGGCTTCCTTAGCGCCGACAACTGAGATGTCTGTGTTTACAGTTCTACTAGCCACGTCTCGCCTCCTCTGCTCGTTTTTTCAGCACATCAGCGACCGTGTGCAGCTCTTGTAAATCGAATGGGATTTGGGGAGGCCAGAAACCAGTCTCTACGACTAATTCGCAGAGGCTTCGGAGGTAACTGCCTCGCCCGTAGGGTTTGCGGAATCTTCCTCCACAACGTCCACCGACACAAGTCGGCGAATGTAATCGTCAAAGACTGCAGGGACGGTAATCCCTTCCTGCTTCGCTCCCTCAAAAGCGAGGAAAGCAAGGTGCTCCATGGCGACACCAGAGGCAAGGTCAGATGCGCGGATCTTAAACTTGCGCTCTAGTGCCACAATGGAAAAAAGGTTGGTCGTCACCTGATAGGTGAGACCGTCCTTCTCTTCGACGTTGAGTGTGATTTTCATAGGTTCTCCTCTATGTGTTTACGGGTTAGGGCGCTGTGACGTCACGAACCCATGTGCCACCGACAAAGTTGGCGGTCACAGTGGCGATTTCTCCCACGGTTGAGTTAATCGGTGTGAAGTCAGCAAGCATGCAGTTAGCGATGGTGTACTCAGGGTTAGACGCTGATTCGGTTGTACCAGATGGGCTAATAACAAGCGTTGTGGTACCTGTGCCGACAGCGGAGGCGAGGATTGCTTCAACCTCCGAAGCGCCATAGGAAAGGAAAAACGTGATGCTCACGTCAACGGACTGGAGACCGCCAGCAAACTTGTGGCCTGTATCACCAAAAGCGGTGACTTCAAGTGAGTCGCTGCCGATGGTGATGGTGCACTGATTGGCTTGGTCGCTCAAGTCGGTGGTGGTTGCACCCTGAGTGAGGTTGATAGTTGCGTTTGACAGGAATGTCGTTGTAGCCATTGTGGGCTCCTTTTAGTTGCGCCGTACGGCTACGGCAACGGTTAAGTCATAAGAAGGCAGGTCTTGCCCTCCTACGGATACGAGGCCCGGACGCAAGTCCGTGACCGCGATGGGTGAGTTCATTATTTGATCCGCGACTGTCATCAGGTAGTCGCCTGCGTCTTGGTTGCCGGGTGGCGGTGCAAGGACGCTGATAGTCAGTTGAATATCGCCCACGTTGTAAGTGAGCGCCGTCACTGTTGGCAGTTGGATTAGAACCGACAAAGGGCGGGCGTTACGGGGGTCTGTAATGGGTACCAGACCGAGTGTGGTGAGTTCTGTTTTTACGGCGTTTACAGCCTCGTAAAGGATGCCTGATGCGCTCATGCGACTTGGGCCCTGCCACAGCCCAGCAGCTGCATAATGCGGTGAAGTGTGACGGGCATCGGTGTGTTACCCATACCGTCAAAGCCTGCGTAGGCGTCTCCGCTTGTTCCGCGTTCACGGTAAAGCGTTGCTGCGTACATGGTTGCACCTAACTCAACATCAGCGCTAGGCACAGTGCTAGGTGAATCGGTGTAACCAGCCTCACGGCGTTTACGGAAACACCACGCGTTAGAAGCGTTTACACACTTCGTTACGAAAGCGGTGTCGTTAGCGGTTGCCACGTCAATACCCAGCCACGACAACACCAAAGCCGAAGTCGTCCATGCCGGCGAGACGGTATAGGTAACTGTGCCTACTGCTGTGTCGTAGACAACGGTGCTACCCGTGTTTGCGTAGATGATCTGATTGGGCTTCGGGTTGTCGTAGTTGAACTCCAACACACCGTATTCATCCACTGAAACCAGTTCGTAGGCCTCAATGGAGAAGACGGTTGCTGTGGTGTTAAACGTTGTGTCCGTCACTCCAGCAATGGTGACTGAGTCACCGGGCTGGACGGGGGAAAGGGTGAGGGTCTGCACAGCTGCAAAGTTGTCTACACGCGCTGCGTAGATGATTGTGTTTACAGACATACAGACCCTTCCCTAACTACCCGATTTAATTATGTGAGTTGGACGAACTTCGTTGGGTCAATCATCAACGTGGCGAAGTAGCCGTGCCACGACAAGGTGCGTGACAGTGTTGATGGTGACTCGAGGCTCAGTGCGCCCTTCTGCTGTTCGAAGATTTCGAAGCCTGAAGGCTCACCAACGATGACGGTGTCGTCAGCGAAGTTGCGGTCAACGACGATGCGGAGACCGAAGGCAACTGCGTCTGTTGAACCTGCTTCGAGTGTTCCGAATGCGTTCATTGGGCCGACCTGTGGGAACAATGGACGTCCTGCGGTGTCAACCAACAGACCAAGCGATGCCCACATGTTTGGAGCAAGGAAGAGGTGTGAAGGAAGGTTGCCGTTTGAGTTTGTGAGGATGGTCTGCGCTGCTGCGAAGATGTCGGTCACCCACTCGGAAGGGCTTGCTGGATCGGTCAATGTGCGGGTCTGGGTGATTCCAGCAACAAGCGCATCGGCCGCCACGTTATCCGTGGTATTTGCGTAGATTTTTGACATGTCATCGAGGACAAGCGACAAAATCGCCGGATCTGTCCACTCAAGATCCTGCATGGAGATGTTTACATATCCACCGTAGGTGCCCTTGGTTACTTGGTTAGAAGTAACAACAAAAGTGCCTGACTGAAGTGCAGCGTTTTCGCCAGACTGTGCAGCCATTGAAGTGTGCGTGGTGACTTCAGGACGGATAAAGACCTTGCCACCACCGGGCATTGCCTTAGGGCCGATTGCGTCAACAACTGGGCGGAAACCGCGGAAGTTGTTGTAAACAGGCTGAACGATTGGCAATGGAAGAACACCAGCGGTGTCCGAGGTTGTCACGTCAGGTGCTGCAGCCTGCAGTGCTGCGGACATGTCACGCCACTGATCGCCACCGGCGATTGCAGCTGCGATGTATTCGGCAGCGGTTGGCAACTTCACTTCACGCTTTGCAGCTGCAAAGAGTGGTGCGGTTGGAACGATTTCAGCCGAAGCCTCAACCGTTGGGGTTACTTCAGACATGGTTTCCTCCTCAGGAATGTCTAGGGGTTGGGGTTCGACAACGTCTTCCTCTTCAGGTTGTGACGCAGCGATTTCTGTAATCACAGC